GCAGGACTCGGCGAGCGCGTGAATGGCGGTGCCCGCCATGGCTGCATCGCCGCTGGGCGTGGGCGGGATGTCCTTCGACAAGAGGGCGCTTGCCGGGCAGGCGATCCAGCGCGAGGCGGCAGAGGGGCGTAGTTTTAAGGTCATTTAATCTCCACAGAAACAATCGACGCCACCAGCATCGTTAAACATATCACTTTGATCTGAAACAAACTTGTGCATTGAGCCATAACTAGCGCGATCTGAGCGAAAGGTTGCATTGATCGTTTGTTCTTGCGCAGCCCACCATATGGCTCGCTCAGGTTTGTCTTTAATCAGCCCCATAATTTGCTCAGGACCCTTGAGGAAACACAGATCGCAGTTACCCAATGGCGTCACACCATTGCGATACACCAGTCCCAGATCAAACGGCTGGCTCTTCCAGAATGACTGAACATCAACTTGAGTAACGCCAGCGTCGTGTAGCGGCAGCAGCAGACCCCTAGCCCGCAGCTTTGAGATGCGTCGCGGCTCGTCTGCGCGGACGCCAACCATTACATCCATCTCTGTCCCGGTGAATCGTTCGATGGTTTTTCCCTTAAGCTCCTCAGAGCAAAAACGCTTTACTGGGTTTGGCAAATAGTTTTTCTTGCGAATCAACATTTCAAACGGCTCGCCCTGGCGACTGGCCGTCTTAAACGTTACCACCTCAAACCGCGGCTCGGTCAGTCGATATTCCAGCCAAGTGATTGGCACGCTCCAATGCTCGCCGCAGTCCCTGACAAAGCGCAGCGTTGCCTCATCCTCTTTGCCCGTGTTGGCAAAGCAAACATTTGCCTCTGATGGCAAACCTCCATTCGATTGCAGCACCCGCCACAGCATATAGGCGCTTGTGCGCCCGCCAGAGAAGCTGATGCAAGTCGGGCTGTCAATCTTGAATGGATCACTCATGCGTCGTCTTTCAGGAATTCAATGTTCGGCATCTCCTTGCGCAGCGCGTAATACTCGACCTGCACTTTGGCGGACCCAATCATTTTCCCGGCAAGGTTTGCCAGTTCTCCCGCCTCGCCCGGCTTGATCTCGCCAGCGCGGAGCTGGGCGAACACTTCGGACAGTTCGTGGCGCAATTCATTGACGTTTTTCATTGAGTAGCCTCTTCAGTTTCATTAATTCGCGGTGGGCATCCACCAGTGCCTGGGGCAGTTCGCTGCCCTTGATGCTCATGTGCTGCGCCATCACTCGGCGCACATACTCATCTGATAGCGTTTCGGTATTCTTTGCTCCTCTCTTCCTGCAGTACTCAAGACGGGCTGGATCTCCTCGTTGTTTTTCTCTTGTCTCCGGCTTCGTGTAGTACTTGCGCTGGCTCTCCTTGATGCGGTCTGGGTGACGTTTTGCATAGGCGCGTTTCCTCTCGGCGGCGGCTTCAGGGTTCGCCAGTTCCCATGCCCGTGACTTAGCAATGATTCGTTCGCGGTTCTTTTGATACCACTGCCGAAAATACGCCCTCTTTCTTTCTCTCTCCTCTGGCGTCACTTCTTATTCTCCTTATCCCGCTCCGCATAAGCCTCTTCGGTAAGGATGCCGTAGGCGAGTTTGCGCACCTCTGGCGTCACCGCGTGGCCCAGGTCCTCGGGGTCGAGGAGGCGCTGCAGGAGGCGGGTCTTTTGCTTGGAGGCGTGGCGCTCGTTCTCGAGGGCGGTGCCCAGGAAGACGATGTGCTCGCGCATGGTTTGTCGCTCTGAATCGTTCATTTGGATGGCTTTGCTCTGCTGTAGACGGTGAATTGACGAAAGTCAGTGAGGCGCCTGGCGGTGGCCGAGTCGCTCAGGCCCGAGATGTGGGAGATGTCCTGGCCTTTCTCGCGCATACGGTCGACGACCTTGGTCTGCGCGATGGACTGCTCGGTTGTTCTCTTGAGGTCCTGAAAGATGCTGGGCCGGTCATTGAGGTACCAGATAAACGGTGAGAGCGGGTGGCATTGGCAGCCATTAGGGCGTCTGCGATGTGTCATGAGTTTCTCAGCTTCAGTCGTTCCTCGAGGTCGCGTGCGAATTCTTTGGCGTCGGCCTCGCTCATGTAGCCATCGGTGCTGCTGTGAAAGCCGATCAGCTCCTCGAGGTCGTTGGGGGGCAGCCCCTGCCACTCGCGGCGCGGTGGGGTGGCAAGATGCTTCTGCCATTCCTGCACTTGTGCATCGTTGATGCTCAGGCTTCGCATCTGTGCAAAGTCTTTGATTGCGTCAGCCGCTGGCGCGGCATTGTCAGAGCTTGAAAGTACAAGGCGCTCGCGTCGAGTAGTCAGCCAACCCATGAAGTCAAACAGCGCACCCGCCACGATGGAGTGCGCCACCGGCTCCTGCACCGGCGCATAGTCCAGCCCCAACTCGCGGGCGTTCTCGGCCATGCGGTCGAGGGGGGATTGCTCCAACTGATCTTGGTAGTCCCAATCCCGGTAGTCAGGTCGCGGTGCTTGTTGCTCCGGCCACGCCAGCCGCTCTCTCAGGGCGGTGACAGCTTTAGCGTGTTCAGTCCACGCGAAAAGACTTCCGTCCGCATCAGGCAGGCACAACTCCAGCGCCTCCAGCGCCTGCTTGAGAAGGTTGCGGTCACTTTGCATCTTTGTTCTCTGCGTTGTTGATAGGGATGTATTTGGTTGGCGGCAGCTTGCCATTGATGACAGCGCAACGGCCGCAACGCAGGAAGTACGCAGGCCAATCTTTCGGGGCGTTACACGTGGTGCAGTAGTCTGCTCCGGTCATTCCATGCTCCTTCCAATCTCAGCCGCAGCGCGGACAATCGGTTTGATCCGGCACGAATGGTGCAAGGTGGATTCTTTGCCGCTGCTGTCCCGACGGACGGTGTACTTGTAGCCGCCCAAGGCGCTCGGCCCTGCGCTCACCAACTTGAATCGCTCACCAGTACGCATCAGGTAGAAGCTCATCCCCACAGGTAGCAGGCGCAGCGTCATCGGCCTGCGGTTCAGGGCTTTGTGGAGGTCAGTCATTTCAAACACTCCCAGTACGTGCCGTTCCACACGGCCCTGCCATTGACTGCTGCACACTCCGCCTGGAATGTTTGTTTCGTTTGTTCCAAGCTATTGCGCAATGTTTTGGTAGACGAAGCCAGACCCCAAGAAATAAAGATGGCGATGGCTATCCCCGCTCCTACAGAAAATGCAGCCTTCATTTCGTTTCTCCTTCTGCCTTGGCGATGGCGGCGCGGGCCCATGCTTGGTACTCGTAATCCATTGCGTTCACTGTTGCAATTTTGTTTAGCGCCTTCAGCAGTTCCTGATTCACTTCATGCAGGCGGCGCAGTTCGGCGGCGGCTTTCACGCACGTTTCCCAAGTCGGTTCGCCTTCGGGGTGCGTAATTGCATCAGCCAGCCGCAGGGCTTCGGGTTGTTCGCTCATTTCGGTTCTCCTCTTGCGCGGATAGCAGCGGCTAGGTCTGTGTTGTTCTTGGCATAGGCGTCCACCAAATCAAGCACGGCCTCGCGCTCGGCTGCGGCGACAAGAGCGGCGAAGCGTTCGGCAGAGTCGTGCCAAACCTTAGTGACGATGTCGGCCATTGCTTGTTCTGCCGGGTCGTGAGCGACAGCGGCGGCATCAAAGATCGGAAGCCCAGCCTCACGCGCCATGCGGATGATGTCGTCCCGGGTCATGTGTTTCGCTCCTTAATCTTGTTGGCCGCAACCGCCCAGTAGTTGTGGGAAGTCTTTGCGCCTTCATGGGCCTCCAGAAACATCACCACCAACTCGTCTCGTTCACGCTGGGCGACAAGAGCGGCGAAGCGGTCAATCATGTTTCCCGTCAAGGCTTCGGGAGCGTTTGGATCACCAAACAACTTGAACATACCAGCCTCCCGCGCCATGCGGATGATGTCGTCGCGGGTCATAGCTGCCTCCCATTGTTACTACGATTCGCGCAAGGCCACACGTTGCTCAGGGCGGTGAGGGCCAGCGTATCGGCCGTGTGATGGCGTATCTGCGGATTGCTCGTGAGGTACTGTTTGACCACATCATTAGCCTGCCCGGCGTTGATCCCACCGCTGCCAGATGGAGCGCAGACACGCACGCCCGTCCAGACGTCAGCAATGCCCACCACGTAGCCCAGCGCGTGCATCTGCTCCATGTTGGAGCCGTTGATCAGATTGAGCAGTTGGTTGCCACTGTAGAACTCGGCATGAGCAGTGCCGCCGAGCAGCGCAGCGATGAAGATCAGGCGTTTCACAGCAGCGCCTCCTCATATTCAACGGGCGCAGGCGGCTCGTTCGGTTGAATGGGTCTTACGGGGAAGGGCCAGGTTGTCAGTTTCATGCTATTTCTCTCGCTCTCTTTGCTCTGATTTCACGGCCCACGAATGCCAGGGCCTTCTCCAGCTGGCCCACGGTGCAAGCATCAAGCTGTGCGTCGTGGACCTCCATCCCTAGATTCATGGCCTGCATCTCCGGGCCAGTGAATAGGAATCTATTTTTTGCCAAGCCTCTGCGGCTCATGGTGTAGATCGCATCCTGCGCCGCGGTGATCTCGGCGCGGTACTCGTCGCCCAGCTCGGCGGTGATGGCGAGCGCCTCGGCCACGTTCATCGCCGCGATGAGGATGTCGATGTCGTCGCGGTTGCCACCGCCTTGAACCATCGAGGCCAAAGCCTGGTGGTTCTTGATCTTCAGCGTGACAGCGCTGTCGGTGTCCTGGACTCGGCGAAAGCCGCCAAGGACGTGCGAGATCGTGTCTGTTATCACGCCCTTCGGGCGGTAGCGTGAGCGTTTTCGCATCTTGTGGTGGATCAGAATCGGCGAAAGGTCATCAGCATCAGGTAGACGATGGCAACTGCCGCCGTCGCAGCCATCACTGCAAAGCAAAAAGCAATCAGGCGATCAAACCAGAGATTTTTACGAATCCACGACTCGGCGCCCTTGCGGGTCGGGCAGTCGCGTCCCTGGTTGCATTCTCCGTCGCAGCATTGGCGCATGGCTGTTCCCCTTCAGTTACTTGGTGGCCGCGATCAGCTCCGTCTGCAACTCTTTGATCTGGGATCGAAGAGCCTCAATCTCGCGGTTCCAGTGAGCGCGAGCGGTGCGCTCGCCAGCGACCCATCCGGCCATCACGCCGCGAGTGGCGGCCTTCTTGATGATCTGCTCGACGTCATCGGAGGTGAGCAGCCCGATACTATTGGCGGCGGGCTTCATGTCGGCCACCACCTTGGAGATCTCGGCTTGAAGCTTGTCGTTCATCAGATCACCCCGAAAAGGATGCAGGTAAGAACCACCACCAGGCCGATCACGCCGATGGCGACAATGACCTTGTCTTCGGTGTCCATGTCCGGATAGGGCTCGTGGATCTGGCCGCGATGGCCGGGCCCGAATGCTTCTTCCATGGTGCGGGGGTAGCGTTTGGTGGTTTGCATTTGCATCTCCTTGCGTTGTTGACGATTGAATCCTACAGTCATTGACGATCTTGTCAACTACCCTACAACTTAGTCGGGTATTGTCTCAATAGAATCAGCCCCGAGGGCGGTTGTCAGTTACCCGCCCTCCGGCGCGGCGTCTCCCCGCGACCGTTTCGGCTTGGGGGTGGGGCTGGCGCCTCACCCCCTTTTTTGCCGCGTTGACCTTTTCGTCATTTCGCGCCTAGAATTCTACGCATGACGACTTACGCACAGCAAGCAATCGCAAGCATTAGGGAGAAGGCTCAGTCCGCAGGCTTTCGTCTGTCTGACGTCTGCCGCGTGGCCGAGATTGACCAGGCTCAGGTGAGCCGCTGGTCTAACGGGGCCACGGAGCCGCTATACGGGTCCGTGCGGCGCTTGGAAGAGGCAGTTGATGCGCTCATATCCGCCAGGATGAAGGCGCTCTCTGAGGCGATGGACGAGGCGGTGGGTAAGGCGTGAGGGTCGAGCAGATCGGCGACGCCACGCTGTACCTTGGCGATTGCATGGAGATCCTGCCGACGCTGGAGCGCGTTGACGCAGTGATTACTGATCCGCCGTATGGGATCAATGCTGCGCGCACAAGAAATAGCGCAAAAGATGGCTGGGTAGATTACGGATGTGATGGCTGGGACAAAGAACGCCCGAGACGGGAAATATTTGATTTGATGCGGAATTGCTCTGACCTGCAGGTCATTTGGGGTGGAAACTATTTCACAGACTACTTGCCACCTTCGCAGCAATGGTTCTCATGGGACAAAGGACAAGACGGTTTTTCTCTTGCTGATTTTGAGCTGGCATGGTCTAGCCAAGACAAAGCCTGCAGGCGAATCAACTATCCTCGCGCGCTTGCTTTAAAAGATGGAAAGCAGCATCCAACGCAAAAACCATTGGCTGTAATGCGATGGTGCATTGAACAAGTTGGAAAGCCTAAGATCATTCTCGACCCCTTTATGGGCAGCGGCACTACCGGCGTCGCGGCTATCCAGATGGGCCGCAAGTTCATCGGTATTGAGCGCGAGCCCAAGTACTTCGACATTGCCTGCAAGCGCATCGAGCAGGCCGCCGCTCAGGGCTCGCTGCTACCGCCAGAGCCTAGAAAGCCTGAGCAGGAGCCGCTGCTGTGAGGGTCCTCGGAATCGACGTCGGCCTCAACGGCGCCATCGCTCTAGTGGAAGACGGCCAACTCCTCGAGGTCCACGATATGCCGACCGTGAGCTTGGAGCGCAACAACAAGACCAAGCGCATGGTCAATGCGCAGGCCCTGGCCCTCATCATCCGCAGGGCGAAGGCCGACGCCGCTTACCTCGAGCGGCTTAACGCCATGCCAGGGCAGGGCGTGACGTCCATGTTCAGCATGGGGCAGTCGCTGGGCGTTGTTCTTGGCGTGCTGGCAGCCTGCGAGGTGCCCACCACGACGATCCCGCCGAGGACTTGGCAGAAGGCGCTTGATGTGCCGCAGGGCAAGGATGGTTCCCGCTACCGGGCGGCGCAGCTCTTCCCAGAGAGCGCCGACCTGTTTAAGCGGGTGAAGGATGATGGCCGGTCAGATGCCGCACTGATCGCGGCTTATGGGGCGAGGCAGGGTTAGTCGCCCAGAATTCCTGGCACCGCAGTCCCCGCCGTGGCGGAGTAGCCGGTAGCGCGGACTTGCTGCTGCATCGCCCGGCGCATCAGTTCATCAAGAACCGGCGTTAGGCTGCGCAAGGTCTCTTGCTGGGCCGCGAAGCTCGGGTCCAAAACGCTTCGCGTGATCTGCTCGGCCACGTTCTCATTGATGCCCTGCATACGCGGGACAGCCTGGCGCAGAAGGCCAGCACCGCCGCCAAGAACATCGCCGCGAAGCATTTGCGCGCCAGCCGAGATGATCTCAGACGGTGCGGGGCCTTCAATCTCAGAGATTTCTTGGCCGATCCTAGCGGTCGGAGAGCCACCTTCGACCATAGAACGAGTGCGAGCCATAGCGCGCTCGCGCTGCAGGTTCTTGATGAAGTCCTCGTATTCGCCGGTCGAGTTGAAGACCAGTTTGAAACGGTCCTTCATGTTGCGGTCGTTGAGAAACTTGGACGCGACATCCGCGGTTTCACGCATTCCGTAAATCTCATCGCGCAGAGTCTGCACCGCGCCAAGGCGATACATTTGTTGCTGCCCCTCATCCTTGAGCTGCGACAGCTCGCGCTTAATCTCGGCAGGCGTCTTACGTAGGAACTTGTCGCGGCCAGCATTGAGCGCATCAAGAAGGGTCGACTCGCCAGAGAACGTGTCCAAAGCCCGGCCATAGACCGGAACCTTCTCCGTGATGGCATCCCGCAACTGCGTGCGCAGGTTATCCATGTCGCGGAAACGCTCCTTTTCGCCCGAGCGCTTAGCGGCCTCCGCCAGGTCGCCGACGTACTTGTATGCCTTGTCCAGCATACGCATATCGTTGTCAGGCAGATCGGCAAACTCGGGCAGGCGGCGAGCGTTTGCAATAGCCTGCTGCACATCTTTCGACTTGCGAAGGAGGTTATCCACCGCGAAGGACTCAACCAGACCAGCCTGACGCGCTTGCTCGTAAAAAGGCGTTGCGAGTAGAGACCGGCGGTTAATGATTTCCGAGGCAACCTCGTCGAGGTCCCTAGCGCCGACTGCGGTCAGGTTGGTGATGTCGCTGATGATTCGAGGGCCTGCGGCCACAGCACGCTCGGCCAGCATCTGGCGAGCCTCAGTTTCAGCAGCCTGCGGGATTGCCATTGCGCCGCGAGCAAGGCGTTGCATACCGGGGCCAGCAATATCGGCAAGCGTTTCATCGCGGGCGCCAAGAGCGCGAACAGTCTCGGCCTGGCGGCGAGCAAGTTGCTCGGGCGTCATGCCTTCCTGAGCGATCTTCCTGGCGATGATCTCCTGCGCCTTTTGCGTCGCATCAGCGGGACGAGTGATCCGCAGTGCCTCGGCCGCGGGCTGCGCGACTGCGCGAATGGCAGTCGTCGCAACCGGCGTCGCGGCGCCAGTTGCACCACCAGTCAGGCCGCCAATCAGCCCGCCAGTAACGCGGCTTTCTAGGCCGCCTTCTGCGCCGCCTACGCCAGAGATGGCGCCAGTCGTAGCACCTGCTGCAGTGCCTCGCTTGACCTGAGACATTAGGCCAGGAACCTTGGCGGCCATCTGCCCAGTCCGAGCGCCAGTTATAGCGGCAGAGGTGCCACCAGTAAAGGGCGCCAGTGCAATGCCAGCAATGGTCGGGACAGCGCTGCCCAGCACCTCACCGCCAAGAGCGCGACCAGGATAGGCTTCTTCGTATTGCTTGATGCCCTCGCGCACTCGCGCCAGCTCCTGCTGGTAGGCCGGACCCGACACTGCGCCAGCGCGCAACGCAGCCTCGGCTTCATCCGCCAGATTGAACGTCAATCCTTGGAGGACAGAACGACCAAAGCCGGCTTCGACCGGAGGCCCGGCAAGTTTGGAGACGCGCTGCACCGCCTGCTCGTAACGAGTCGGCGTGTATCCCTCAGTCTTGAGGTATTCCGTGATCGTGTCCGCGCCTTGGCCTTGAGCCTGCAGGCGGCGGACGTTTTCCTGGATTCGCTCAATGTTGGTCATGTCTGCCCTTAACGCGGGATGAGGTTAAAACGTTCAAAGAACGAGCCACTAGACGGACGCGCAGGCGCCGCGGGTGCTGCTGGAGTTGCGCCGCGAATGATCTCCTCCGGTTTCTTGACTCGCTTAAACGGGTCAAAAACGATGGCGTCGGGGTTCAGTTTGTACTGACTGGCGAGGTTCTTGTAGCGGTCAATCACATCGTTTGACAGCTCTCGCTGAGACTCAATCAGATTTCGCGCTTGGCTCAGGAAGTCTGCGCGGACATTCTCGCCAAGACGCTGCCCATTAATGGCGCGGTTGTAAATGTTCCTCACCGCATCAGGCACCCCGCCAGCATTAGCCGCCGTGGCGAATTCACCTTCACGGACAACAGAGCCCGGGTCCAAGATCTTCATGTATCCATAAACAAGAGAGATATCGCCTGCGCCACTAGGATTCTTGGCGGCACTCTCAATCTTTTGGAACGCTTGGCTCAACTCCACGTAAGGCTTCATCGCAGTCGTGAATTCTGCGCGCATATCCTTCTCATTCTGGAACACCTTACCAGTGCCCGGAATGATCGGTTGCGGACCAGCAGCAGCCGCCGCCGCTGGCGCCACTGCAGCGGCCCGAGGCGCAGCCGCGCCGGGCCCAGCCGCTGCAGGCGCAGCCGCCGGTGCTGCGGCAGGTGCAGCACCGCCAGCAGCAGGGGCTGCGCGGCCACCGGCGCCGCCAACGACGAAGTAGCCGGACTCTGCGCCGCCAACGACTTGCGGGGCGAGAGTCTTGGCGAGAGCAGATCCAGGACGAACCGCATTCATGTCCACGAATTGGATCTGCCCACCAACGTCGACGCGCTCAATCTTGCGGGGCGGTCCAAACTGCTCGACGGTCTGGAAGCTGCCATCGTCATAGCGCTGCACCAAAACCTGCCGACCAGTGGCGGCCTCGCTAACCACCTGCGGATCACCAACAGGCTTAGAAGCAGGCTCATACTCTTTCGGCATCGGAATAAACGTACCGGCTTTGGTACGCATTACATAGCCGCTCTGAGTCTTGATCGGTTCGCCGACGATCTCGGGACGAGACGGAGCCAGCGACTCGGCAATGTCCATGAATCGCTTGGCTTCCTCGCCCTTGCCGCTAGCGGCATACACATCAGCGACCTGGCGGTACTGCTGCGCACGCAACTCATTCGGCGACAACTGCGCTGCAGGTGCCGCAGGCGCAGCAGCTCGCGGCTGGCCAATCAGAGCCGCGCGCTCCACCGTCGGGCCTGCCGCCATGCCGGGAGCAGCAAGCGCCTCCTCGGGCGTCACCTCGCCAGCCGCAGCGGGCGCAGGCGCCGCCGCGGCAGGACCGCCAGCCAGAATGCGGGCAATGTTGGCCTGCAGCGTTTGGGCGCGTTTGGCTTCATCGAGCTTCTGGCGGGTCAGCATCTGCGTCAGCGCAGACTCGGTGCCCTTTTGCATTCCAGCCTGACCTGCCGCGAAGGCTGAGCCCAGCGCCTGGCCGAGCGTCGTGCGAGTGGTAGAAGGCCCAGCGGCCTGAAGCAAAGCTGCAGCGGCCGAGAGGGCGCCCTGCTGGCGAATCGCGGCGCGCTGCTCAGGAGTGAGCAAGTCGTCGAGTGCGTTGGTGCCGCCAAGGGCAGAGCCGAGCAGGCCGCCAAAGTCGAAGGACGTTGCCATATTGTTCCCTTACAGAAGGCCCAGAATCGCGCCGATGCCAGCCCCGATGCCGGTTCCAATGCCGGGCACAACGCTACCAAGCTGCGCACCGGCGAGTGCGCCGCCAAGAGCGCCCGCGCCCTGGTTGCGGTACAGAGGCGTCGACTGCGTCATGCCCAGATTTGGCAAGCTAGCGCCGAGGCCGGATTGGGCAATGCCCAGGCGCTCGAGGCCGATGTTGCGCAGGGCGTCAAGCTGCTGCTGCGAGAACTGCTGACGGGCACCGCCAAGGCCCATGACGTCCATCGCACCCTGGCGTTGCAGGGCACGCGCCTGCTGCGCAAGTTGCGCGGCTTGGCCATAGCCCTGCTGGCGCAGATTGGCGGCAGCCGTTGTCGCCTGGCGCAGAGCCGCCTGATTGGTCAGTGCCTGCTGCACGCCCTGGCGTGAGCCGCCAAAGGCGCGTGCCGCGGTGGCGCGCTGCGCCTCAGCAATCTGCCCCATGCGCCGCTGGTCTTCGATGTCCTGCAGCGTCTGCTGAACGACTTGCTGCTCGTACGGATTCTGGAATGCGCTGATCTCTTCGCCCGTAAACGGGGTCAGACTCACGTTAGTGAGTTGACGTTCGCCAGCCTGATACAACGGGTTGAATCCAGCGAACTGACGAGCCGGAAGCGCAGCCGCCACGCCACGTGCCTGCTGCAGATTCTGCAGATAGGCTTGCTTGATGTCCGGATCAATCTCGGTCCGGGTGGTCTGGGTTCCGCCGCTACTAGACATTTTGCAGGCTCCGAGTTTGGTTGATCTCACCAATGAGTTTGCACATCTGCAAACCGCGCTTCATCAGGAAGCGGCCAAACCAGCCGCTCTTAACCTTGACGCCCATCTCTTCGGCCATTGCTACGGACCAAGGTGTGGCGATGGTGTGAACGATACCAACCACAGCTTTGCCGATCCAGTCTTCGCGGCTCATCCAGCGAACGACGTGGCGGGCCCAGAGGGCATAACCAGCATACGTCTCGGGATGCTGCTTTGCCATCAAGGCGCCGAAGGCTTGGTCCGCAACAAAGATGTCCTCGGGCATCTTGCCGAGGTGGTAGAGCTTGGTGCAGATCATCTTGCTGCCACCACCGCCGCCGCCGTCTCCACCACCGCCATCGGTAGGGCCAACGACTTCGCCATAAGAGCCGTATCCGCCGTCAATGGCGTCCGGTGCGGGAGCGGAGGGCGCGACGTTTTCACCGTAAGAGCCAAAGCCGCCAGCGTCGTAGCCGGTCGTAACCGTTGCGGCCTCAGCGGGCTGGTTCATCGAGCTTTCAAGATAGCCACTCAAAGCCTGGTTGATGTTGGCCTGCTCTTGAGGCGACAAGCTCACCATGCCGAACGGGTCAATGCCCTTGGCAATCATTTGCTGCTGTTGCACGAAGTTCGGGACCATCGCGTTTTGCAATGCGCCAAGCCCGGTCATGCCGAACAGGCCCTGCCCAAGTTGCGTGATATTCGCCATCATCGGATTGGCGGCGTAGTAGGCGGCCTGCTGAGAAGGCGTCAGATTGCCCCAAGCGGAGTTACCGTCGCCAGGAGATGCGGCGCCGATGCCAGCGTCATACAGCAGGCCAGTGCGCACGGCCTGGGGGATAGCGGCCATCGAGGCAGACGGCGGGTTGTAGATGCTGGGGTCATAGCCGCCAAGCATCCCAGGAGCGAATGTTCCCATGCCACCAGCCGGAAGCTGCAGATCCTGCGCATACTGAGCCATCAGCCGCGAATAGATGTCATCTTCGCCGGTGTAGTAGGGTAGTCGTGTTGCCATCTCAAAGCTCCTTGCTCGCTATGAACCATCGCGGCGCATAGCCTTCGTCCTTCAAAAAGGTACGTTCCCAGCCTCTACGGCCAGCGAACTTAGCCCTCGCGCAACCATGTCGTTTCGCCCAAGCCTCGACGTATGGTCGCATGATCTTGAGTTCATCTAGGTCGCCGCCAGCCAAGAAGCAATGAAGCTCTTTCAGTCGCGGATGGACAATGATCTCGGTTATCGCTGCGGCATTGGGCGCGGGCCAAAATTGGTATCTGCCCTCGCGTACACCCTCCGCAATGTCCTCGATTTCGTGGGTCCCTCCAGAGTATTCTAGCGCCGCCTCAAGGTATTTGGCGCATCTTTGAAACTCTGCTTCGTCCATCACCGTTTACCTGCGGCGATAGCTTCCATTCGCGGCACGCCCACCCGCCAGTCCTCTAGGACTGCTCCGGTATAACGAACCTTGACCTGGCGGCCGGAAAACCGGACATCGGTAGGCTGCGAGGCGGTGTAGGGGCCGAAGGTCGTCTCGGTGGCCATCGGATAGCTGCGGACCTTGAACGAAACCTGAACCTCGCCTAGAGTCTGCTCATCCGGCACCAGCTGGAGGACCGACATCGTCTGATCGCCGTTGCCCAGCTCAAGCGGCCCGGACTCAGCAAAAGGCACCGCCGAATCGTAAGCGTAGCCCACCTCGTGCTCGTAAACGTAGCCGTCAGCCGAGACCATCAGCGGGTTAGCGAAAACGCCGCGATCGGTGCCCGCCGTGCGCGCCAAGTCGCCAATCGCCCAGTGATTCTCGCGGTAGTTGTATACAACATAAGAATCATTTTCGTTGGAGGCGCCAGACGGGTAGAACCACCAGATCTCGCCGTACTTGCTATTGTTCACAGCGTAGATCTTGCTCGCTTGCGTGTAGTTGATGTCCTGAAAAACGAAGTCCGCCACATCGCAGGCCAAAGACTTGACGTAGCCGTCATACGTCCAGAATCCAGAGCGCGACATCCAGATCGCCGCCGTCTCAATGGCCGCCACGGCTTGAGAAGAAATCACGCCACAGGCAGACCCAACCTTCTCAAACGAGAAGACGTAGGGTAAACCCACGTATGTGGCGGTATGGACGTCGACATCAGTGAAAAGGATGTTCACGCCGCGGACGCGCTTGCCGCATTTCAGATCGCCAACAGTCGTCAGCTCGAAGTCGCCCGCCTGGTTATCGGCTGCAGGCGTCCATACAGTATTGTTCTCCTGATCGCACCACTGCACCTTGCGGGTATTGCCGCCGGCGCCCAGCGCGAGGATGAACCGTTCCGCGGTCGTCATGATCGCTTCATTACCGGTCGGGGCATTGGTGATCGCGGCCGCCAGCGTCGGGGTGGAGAAGCCCAACTGCCACTCGTAGATTTTGCCATCGGCATTGGAACAGGCCACCAGATACTCGCCCCAGGTATCCATGCTCCAGGTCGTCGCTGGCGTAGAGCTACCAGTATCGGGCCGCGGCACGCCGTAAGCGTAGGAGCCGTAAGGACCATAACCAAACCCGGTCTTGCTCACCCCATCAGCAGCACCAGCGGTAAAACCGGTCGGGGTGATGTCCTTGAGCGTACCCGCCTCATTCATGGCGTACAGCTTGGAATGAGTGCCAGCGGCAATCCAGCGGTTCCCGCTGTTGTCTCGCCAGTTAATGAACCCGCGGCACATCCCGGTGAGCTGCGAGGTGGAGCGTTTACGCCAGCCGCCAACAGGACGCATCGTTCCCTCGAACCATCGGACTAGGGAGGCGTCATAGTACCGGCCAGCCGACTGATATTCGGTGCCGTTGCGGTACACGCCGGGAGGAATTTGCAGCTTGATGTAGGGCATGGTCAGGCCGATCTGTTGGAGACAAACGACACAGTCAGGATGATAGACGGAGTCGCAGGAATTGCGGGAGTCGTGCCACTTGCCGAGACAGCATCGAAATGCTCAACGCTTACGCCGGAGTCAGACACGCGCCACATCAGCTCGACGTAATCGTCTTTCTGCATCTCAACGAAAAAGTTCATCGCAGCAATGGTCTGACTAGGCGACCCGGTAGACTTTCTCGGTTTCAGGCCGAAAACGCTGTTCGAGTTGGCGATGTCTGTCCCATTCTTGCGGAACCAGATGGATGCGTCCTGCGCGTCGTTTGTAGTGTTGACAAACTGCGCGCTGAATTGGAAGTTGTAAATGCCGTCTTGGGCGACCTGAATTTTCGATGGCAGATCTCCCGTCATGGCCGTGGAGGTGACAATCTGAGACGCAGAGACGGTGTATGTTCCCGCGCCGCCAGTCGTACCAGTTAGCTGGGAGACGATCCTAGTGCCTGCCGTCACGCCAGTGCCGGTGATCTGCATTGACGGATAAATCGCACCAGCGGAAATGGCGGAGACCGTCAGCGTCGTGGTGACGATTGAGCCAGTGAAGGCGGCAGTGCGCGAGACCAGCGTCACACCATTGCTGAAATCGGTCGTGTTGTAGCGGAAGTAATACGCGACCGCGGTAGAGCCGTCGGTCTGGTCCGTCGAGTCCTGGAAGGCGCCATAAGGCGCATTGAGGTATTTTCCACCTCGAGGCCCGAAGAGAGCCGCCAATGAATTGAGCAGCCTCGTAAAGAATGTGCGCAGGACGCCATTGGTCTGATCGACATAGCCGCGGTCGTAGACTTGCGGCGCGGAGCCCAGATCTGGCGGCGCCGGAGTCTGCACTTGTTGGTTGAGGTTCGTCGCCACTTGTTAATCCTCCAGACCAGACAAGAACAGGGCCTTTTCTGCTTCGCGGCGTTTTACGAGACCCGGCAACACCTTGCCACCGCCCTTGGTCCAGTCCATAAGGGCCTCTGCAGCACCAGCCCAATCGCCACGATTCGCCTTGATGCGAATTTGGCTGCGCTGCAGGTTGCCTAGCCCAGCATTGAAGGCAAAAGAGACCAGAGCGTCGAAAGCTCCTTGACGGCCATGTACCCCGGGAACAAGACGTAGAACACCCCGTTCAAAACTTGCGATGTCAGTTGCGAATAGCTGATTGATCTCTTCCTTGGACCAGACACGGTTATCTCCTTCCGCCAGTGGATACTCCTTGCGGATCTGCACGCTCTCGCCATCCTTGCGCGTCATCGGAAGACGGATCTGCTGCTGATACAGCACGTGGCCGTAACCAATCGTCCAGATGTGCGCCGGGCAAAGGTATGGCCTATTCCTGCACCCCTCGTAGCGGTGCATCAACTCGGCGCCAGCGTGGCTTAGCTTCACTTCTTAAAGCCCCGCGACCCAAACCAAAATCCTAGTATGGATCCAAGCATCGCCATCTCTTCACCGCTGAAAATCATTTCGGCGTACTTGATGACGTCGTCGATGTTCTTGATGAGTTCAGGGTGATTCCACATATAGATAGCCATGAACGCATTGATCGCCAGCAACTCCAGCACGAACAGGTAAGTGACCGTCGGCCGCACCGTGCCGATATAGTTCGCCACCCACTTTGAGGCTGACTTCAGGACCTGCTTGTCATGGTCCAACGCTGCCTGCGTCATCGCCGCCTCGGTCTGCATAGCGATTTGGTCGCTGCGAATCTCCTCGACCTTGGCCTGGGCCGCGAAGCCCAAAGCAGCAAGCTCCTTCTCGCGCTCCGTCTGGACGCGAGCTAGTTCCAGCTCGTGCTTGTGGTCCTGCTTAGACTGGAAGTAGTCCAGCAGTTTCGGCAGGCCGCCGAGGAGAATGCCGCCAAGAGTAGAAAGCAAAGAGAGCATCACATCACCATTGCGTTAAAGAGAAGGACAAAGCCGAAGATGCCAACAACAACGCTAGCGTAGAGCAGCGGCATCATGACGGCCAGGATCGCGGCACTGGACAGGACGATAGCGAGCTGCAGTGCCATGCCCGCATACGAGAACCACGGGCTGCGGTTCTTGGCGACATCGCGCTCAAACTCAGCTGCCTTTGCTTTCTCGCTGATCTCGTCCATATCCTTCTTCTGCTTGGCGGCCTTGTCCGCTTTGCCGGCCTCCTCGTAGATGACCGAGCGAATATTCTTGGCCTGATACCAGGCCCAGAGGTTATTGGCCTCGATGGTTTTGCCCAGCACTCGGCTGGAATTGCTTCCGCCAAAGTAACCGTTGATCGCCAGCAGCAGGGCGAAGATGGAAATGGTGATCGCAGCCCACGCCTTCACGTAAGCCTCACGCTCGGAGCGGCTGGCGGTGGCTGACGGTTTGGCGGGGAAGTTCATAGTCCTAGCTTCTTGAAAATGGCTGCGAAGATTTTGTTTGCGATGTCTGGTGGCAGAGTGATGATGAAATCAAAAGCGTAGTTGGCGAAGATTAGGTAAGCAATGACCCGGATGAACTTGTCCAGCGCCTTGAAGGCCACTGACGCCGGATCATTGTCATCGTCCACATCAGAAGCCTCCGGTGATTATTTGAACTACAACCCAGCCCACCGCGCCGACCAGCACGGCGCCTACAGCTACCGCTATGCCAAGCTCACGCGCTTCTTTGGCGGCCCTCTTACGGCGGATCTCGGCGAGCTTCTCCTGCTCGGCCTCGGCCTTGTCGGCCGCGTTCATCTCAGCCTCGCGCTTCTTGATGGCCTGCCAGACGTCCATATTGTTGGACGAGAAGAAGAGACCCTGCACCTCGCGCTCGAAGTCGGCGGCGGCCTTGAGTGCCATCTCGATCTGCATGGCGGCACCAAGGTTAGATCCGCCTTTCTTCTTCGCCTGGCGAGCCGCCTTGATGGCGGTACTCTTCGCGTCGAAATAGTTGCCCAGCAGCGGCCCGAGCTGGGCAACATCATTGGCCGTCTGCGAGGCCATCTTGACCATCTTGACCGCCTTCTGTACGGCGGCAAGCGCCTCCATCGGGTCGATCATTATCATGGTCAGCCTTTACCGAAATGACCGGCGATCCAGGTTAGCAGACCACCCGCCATGCTGGCGATAGTCATGCCCATCCAGAAACCGCCTTTGCCCTTGTTGGCAAGAGCCACCAGCTCCTCAAGCTGGCGCTCCATCTTGTCGATCTTCTTGTCCATCGTCTGGACGCGCTCCCACAGCACGCCATACTTGACCAGATCAATCTCTTCCATCACTCAGCTCCCGCTTACTGGCCCTGCTGGGGTTCATTCGGCGGCAAGGGCGTGTTGCCCTCCTCCAGCCATTTTAGATACTGCTGGTAGTCGATGTTGGCGGGATCAAAGGGGATGAAGGCGTTGTCGAAGAGGCGTTTGACGCAGGTTGCTGCGCCCATTGAGGTGTTAGGCAGAAGTTGGTACATGATTTACCTCATTCAAATTTGCAAATTCGCCAAACAGTTCTTTGGCTTTTTTGTTGTATGCACGGGCAGCCTCAACGGCTGAGCCAAACAAGCCAAGATGTATTGTCTTCCCGTTGATTGTGATACGAGCACGCCACTTATTACGGAACTGCATGACACCTTTAAATGGGCTTCGTGCTGTCGCCTGATGCCGCTGTTTCATAATGTTTTGCTGATGCGTACAGGCTTGCAGGTTTGCTCTGCGGCAGTCCAATGCGTCACCGTTGATATGGTCAATCACGCCATCCAAAGATAAACCCATGCGCTCGGCAACCAGCCGATGCAACAACACTTGCTTGCCACCAATAGATGCCTTGGCATATGTGATGTGCTTGGACGCAAGGCCCGTCCAGTTGTGCTGGAGCAGGTCTTGGTCTTGTGAGTCTAGTTGGATGTTCATAGTTCTATGCTAAATGTTGCGTAGCCTGCGCCAGAGTTGATTGATGAAACAGAACCGTTTGTGGTTGCCGCCGCTAGAATAAGCGCACATTCTGCACTTATTGTATTGACAATTAACCCACTAGTATTGATGTTGCTCATTGTTGGAAGCGTTGCCGTTGGAGCCGCTCTCATTGGCACGGGCAACGACAAGGTTTGACTAACGCCGCCTCCAGCCAATTGATAACCCTGAACACCAAAATTGTTAATTACGCCCCCCATGCGTTGAAAATAGCGCATACACATCATCAACTCACGCCCGTAGTCCCTGCGCTCAAACGGCGTGGCCACAGTGCCAGCTTCAAGCTGGACGCCGGTGATGTAGAAGGTGGCTCCGTTGGTGCCGACTACGGAGACGGTACCGGTTGGCTGAGCCGCGTTTGCGGTACCCCACGTGTTTGCGGTGCCCGTGTAGTTGGACCCAGAGCCAAGGCCAAAACGAACCTCAATGCCTATTCCGTTACCCGTTCCCCAAGTTCCAGTTGTATCGCCCGCGATAATGACGGTTTTTTGTTCCCATGTATTTGCAGAGCTGATCGTATAGCCGAAGGGGTAGCTTCGATTCGCGGCAGCATTGACTAAAGCCCCACCGAACGAGCCAGTCAGACTGGACCGCACCCAAAATGACAGAGTGATCGACTGTGCGCTGGCTGAACCAAAATTTAGGTCCGCCGTGTTAAAACCCTCAACCGCTTGTGCAAGAGTAAAAACATCGGTGGTAAGTACCGAGTAAGCGGAAGACGATGTAATACCGAGATAATTACTGAACCCGGCAGGAGGCGTTACCGACCCCGCATTTTGTTGAATCGTTAACTTGCTGTTTTGGGTAATGCGCGCAATCCAACGGTCTAAACTGTATCCAGACCCAGTGGTCGGGGAAAAACTCGCCCCGTTATTCCTCTGGTCAATCCGCATATCGCCGTTGATGATGCGGTTGCGGAAGCCGATAGAAGATGCCGTGCCGACAATTGCATCGACGTAAGCAGTAGAGGCTGCGTTGGTGCTGTTATCGCCACGGGTCTTGGTGGGGACAGTTGCAGTTCCATCCGCGGCATTAAGAGTCTTGCCACTGCCAACCTTAAGGCCCACCGAAGTCCCGGTGCCATCACCCTTAAAGACAGCGTCAATGGTGTCCAGGTCGCTGTTGAGCTTGGTGCCCCAGGTATCAGTGGAGGCGCCAACCTCGGGTTTGGTAAGCAGCAGGTTAGTGGTTGTCGTATCAGCCATTTAGCACCTCATGCAGCAAGCTGCCAAGTTTCGGAATTCTCAGGAATAGGCGTCCAGTCATCAGGGGTGTCGCTTTGCGCGGCCCAACTGGTAGAAGCGTCAGAGACCGCAGTCCAGACCTCGCCCTGGTCTGGGATGCTTGTCCATGTCTCTGCCGTATCGGATTCTGGCGTCCATTTTAGGACAGCACTTGCCGCCATGCCAGAGGCAGATTCGATCAATATCTGACTCGGCTGCACGCGTACGCCGTTTATGGCGACAGAGGATGCGGCATTGATCGTGATCGCCTGATTGACGATGACGCTGGTACTGACCGTCATGTCAGCCCAGGCGTCAATCACGATGCTGATAAACGGGACGCGGATCGCGCTCACCGTCATGACGCTTTGCCCACTAGAGGCAAACGCGCCAATGGCGTATCTCAGGGCCGAGGCGCTAACGGACGAGGCGCCAGCCGAGGTAAAGGCGCCAATGGCGTAGCGCACCGCCGAGACACTGACCGTAGAGATGGAATCAGCGGAAAAGGCGCCAATGGCTAAACGCTCGGCAGAAGCCGAAACAGACGAGGAGGCCGAGACAATAAAAGAGGCGCTCTTTACGACATTAGCCGCGACAGCGGCGCTCGAGTCCGCCGCGCTCGTAAAGGCGCCAATTGCGTAACGGACAGCCGAGATGGCCGCCGTTGATGATGCTGAGACCGTTACGGCTGCGAGCGATACCCCGTAGGAGTATTTGCCCTGGCCGTATGGCCCGGAGCCGTAAGCAGCCATTTGCCGATTACGTCAAGGTGACGTCCAGGTCACCAGCCGGGATACGCAGGACGTCTCCATTATTGATCGTCCGCGAGGTGGTCAGTGCTGCCCAGGCCAGCAGGTTCCCGCCGCTAGAAGCGTCGAAAATGCCAGCGTGCGTAATCGTGCCCCAGTTACCGCCAGAGGCTGCAGCGAATTCAATCGCAGCAGAGTTCGTGGCATTGGTGGGCGAGGTGCCAGAGACCGAGATCGTGCCGGTTGCGGCACGGGCGTAACCGTTGCCAGAAACCTCAGTGCCGCCGCCAGTGTCGGACGGGGCAGCGGTGAACAGACCCACATACCAGGCAGTGGGACGGGTCGCGCTGTTGGTGGTCAGCAGCCAATTGAGAACCAGGTTCTCGGTGTAGTCGGTAAATGAAGACATCGAAAAAACTCCTTATCCGAAGGTCCTGGCTCGCATCATGATAGCGCCGCCAGAGGTTGCGCCGCGGTCATCTGCAATTTGTAGTTCCTCAAGGCCGCGAGTGTAGATAGCTGCCCACACCGGGATCCGAGAATCATCCTTCAGGTAAGGCGCGGCCTGCATGAGCGAACCATACAAATACACATCAGGGGCTTGAGTTAATAGCCAATTTGTCGCGTTGGTCGATGACAACTTAGACAACTTGGCGTAGTAAATCAGCTCGGCGGTGTAGGTGGAATCGGGGACAGGCAGAACCCTGATCTGGCCGCCAACAATGGAGAAAAACTGCGGCTTGCCCGTAGAAATGTAGGTCGTGGACTTGAGACTGTCGAGGGCATCGACGGTCTCAAAGGTCAGCGAGGTGACCGGATTGGTGTTGAGCTTGATCGACTTCGTCTCCAGAAAGTCGGCAGGCACCGCGCTGTATTCAGTGTCAATCGACGCCGTCGCCCGCACAATCATCTGGCGGGTGCGTAGCGTGCGCTCAATCTGAGCCTCCGCCAAGGCGATGAAGTCAGGAATGACACTGGTTAGGTCCGTCCGGTTCAGCCAGTCGGCGACCGACGCCTTCAGCTCGGTGTAGTTGCTCAACGCCATTTAGGTCGCCTTTTCCTTCTCTAGGTCCTTGATGACCCAGGTGTGGTCGTGCTTGTACTCGAAGGTCCCGACGTGCCCGATCTCTTTCGAGACGTCGTGGTCAATCCAGATTTTAAAGCCAGCGGCTCGAGCCTTGTTGCAGAAAAATACGTCCTCGCCGATGTAGCCGCGCTTATCAGTGCGCCACGGGGTCTCGTACCAGGGCTCGGAAAGCGCCTTGAAGACGTCAGCCTTAATCAGCATCACGCCCATGCCCACGGAGCCCACCTCCTGCAAGCCGGTGCTATCGGGCATCGTCCAGACCAGTTCGCGCTCGCCGTTTTCCTTGTAGATCTGAGCAGTCGGGCCAGTAGGCATCCGGCGCCGGGCGCAGTTGGTAGCCACAATGTCCACATCGTGCTTGAGCAGCCGCGAGATCATGTCTTGCGGAAAGCGCATATCCGAGTCAATGAACAGGATGTGCGAGCAGCCTTCGCGCATGGCGTCCAGCGATAGCTCGGCGCGCTGGTTGGCGATCAGCGTGCCCTCGGAGATCTTGAGGGCTACCGCGTCGTTGGTGTTAAGGGTGTGGAAGCAAACCATGTTCACCAGGTCATAGGTGAACATGGTATGGACCATGTCGCGGGCGGGGGTACAGACGGCGATGTAGTTGCTCATTACACCTTCCCCGGGCGCGTGCGGAAATGACGATTTTCACTATCGTTTAACCAGCGCTTCATGTATTCCTGATCGTCGAGCTTGCCCTCAGCTTTCATCTGGTAATACAGACTCAGCGGAATCGACGCCACGCGGGACCACTCTCCCCATCGTGCGCGCTCATCCACAAGATTAAATTCTTGCTTGTTCTCTTCAATGATCGCAGAGACGTCCTGCGTCGTCTGGATGGTGGCCTCGTCTTTTTCTGCGTCGTAGTGCCACGTGCGGGTGATCCCGAGTTCGGGATTAACGTCGAACAGTTTTTTATCGGTCATAGTTAAAAGGGGCCGGGTTTCCCCGGCCCCGTCGTTACTTAGGAAGTAACCAGGTCTGCGGCCAGACCGTGGGCGTTTTCCGCCAGGACCTTCAGGCCCCACTCGACGATCAGCATACGCTTCTCAGCGTCGCCGGTCTTGGCGAGTTCGACCTGCTGGTACGGACGCAGCACGACCATCTTGGCGTAATCGGGGTCGATCACGAAGGCGTCGCGCTCGCGCTGGAAGCGGTTCGGGACCACTTGCACGTTACCGAAGTCAGACACGTAGATGTCAGCAGCACCGATGATGGTGGCAGGACGCGCACCGCCTTCGATGTTGAAGCGCGAAGAGGCGATACCGGCAAAGCCAGACACGCGCTGTTTGTTGACCGGGCCGGTCATCAGGATCTTCGGGGTGCCACCAGCGGTCCAGACCTTCTGAATGACGTTCTTCAGGATGGTCTCGGTGAAGGTGCGGACGGTGCCATCGGTGCGGCCCAGGGTCGGCAGAGTGCTGTAGCTGGGGTTGGCGCCGTTGGTGGTGTCGTAGTCGACGTTGGTCTTAATGAAGGCTTGCAGGGAAGCCGAGGTGCGAGCAGCGGTGGTGCTACCAGAGGTAGTGCCAGCGTTGTTCAGCATCGCAAATTCCTGGTCACGCTTCAGTTCGGCCGAGCGCTTGGCGATCTGATACGCGACTTCCGAGCGACGACCAGCCTTGTTCACCACCTCTTCGGTGTTGGACAAAACGATGGTTTTGCGGGAAATCTGCGCATAGTTCTGCAGACGCACAGTGGCGGTAACGGCGTCAAACGAGGTGACGTCGTCGCCTTCCAGCTGGGCGTTGGCAGCAGCAGCGGCCAGGGTGTCGGTTTGCCACTCGTAAAGAGTGTTGGTCACGTTCTCGCGACCAATGTTCGACATAAAGGGAGTCTCTTCGGGAGCAATGTTGGTGATAACGTTGCTCAGGTCTTCACGGATACCCTTTGCAGAGTAAGTGGTGAAGGTATTAGTGACGATAGCCATTTTTTTACCTCAAAAGAAGTTCAATTGCGGAGGCCGCGTCATCGACGCGACCAGTCTTTGCAAGACGCTGGTTTGCGCGCACGCTTTCGCTCATCTGCGAGACCCGACCTGCTGCACCAGGCTTGGCAGGTTTGGGCCCGTTGTTGGTAACGGGCTTGATGCCTTGGCGCTTGGCCTGCATCTGGTCATACAGCGCCGCTTTACGCAACGCCAAGACCACCCGGTGGTCGAAAATGTTTCCAAGTTCTTGAGGCGTGAATCCCATCTTTTGACCGAATTCAACGAGCATCGCCTTCTCAGCCTTTGCCTTCGCGGGATCTTTCCACGCAGGCAGGGCCTCGATCAGCTTCTCTGACTCTTTGGCCTTCAGAGCCTGGAGCTGCTGCATCTGCTCTTGCTGCGAGAGCTGGGCAAGTCGCGCCTGTTCGGCCTGAATAGCCGCGGCTTTTTCCCGGTTCTCTCGCATCACCTCCCGCTGCCGCACATATTCGATGGGGTCTTCTTGATAAAGACGGTCCCAGTCGATCTGTGGCTCGGCCGCGGTTTTCACTTGCTCACTCAACGCATCCAATAATTGAGCGTATTGCTGGCGCTCGGCCCGGACCGCCTGCAGCTCTGCCTCGGTTGCTTTACGCATCTCGGCGATCTGCTGCGTCTTCCGGGTGTAATCCTGAGTCCTCGAATAGCCCTTCTGGAGTTCCTCCAAAGTAACCTCGACCTCCTTACCGTCAACCTTGACGGTGAAGACCTTGGGCTCGGCATCGTCCTGGGTGTCTTCTTCTAACTCAGATTGTTCAGCCTCGGACTCTTCGCTGGACTCGTCTTGAGCGTCCAGAGATTCATCCAAAGCCGCCGCGGTCTCTTCCTCTTCAGGTTGAGACCCTTGCGTCTCGCCGCCGTCCTGTTGTCCTTCTTCAGGCAGTATTGCTGCGAGTGCTTGGACCGCTTGGTCCATATTCATGGGGCCAGATGGGGCACTTGCCTGGGGCGTAGGTGCATTCATTGGTCAGTATTCCTTATTTCTTTTGAACACGCTCGATGGCGCGCTGCGCCACCTTGCCGTTGTCGATCACTTTTACCAACTCAGTCTTCAGGGCCTCGATGGCCTTGAGCATCGACCAGCATTGCTCGCGCTTTGCCGATTCATCTGCCCGCGAAGACTTGAATAACCAAACTTGATCGTTCTCCAATTTGGAAAGCGCCGCAACCAGAGTCTCGTCCTCCAGTATTTGCTGCGCGCGCCTTCCTCGCCTTACCTCTTCCTCTTCCGTCATTGAGCCATTCCATTAAGGTTGATGGGTACAGGCACAACTTGCGGCTGCGCCTGTGCTGCCTGCACCGCAGACTGCACGATGCTCGTCTGCTGGCGCATTGCCTCACGGTCCAGATTCTGTGCGGCCATTAGTTCCGCATTGCTGATCTGAGTGCCGTACTTTAATTCCATTTCATATTTTTTCAATAGGAACTCTTGCGCCAGTTGATCGCGGCGGTAATCGTCGTCGCGCATCATTTGCTCGCGCTTGAGCTCCAGCTCGGCGGCTTTCTTCTGAATATCAGCCTGAATCGACTCGGCCTGCACCGACGCCAAGACCTCCTCGGGGCTGGGCTTGGGCGGAGTCTGCGGCACCTTGAAGTCGGCCGGGACCTGCATGAAGTATTGAGACGAGTCCTTGAATCCGGACAGCTCAACGATTTTTTGCAGCGTGCGGGTATACATCTGCGGGGTCACGACCGGATTGTCCAGGCCATAGGTGCCCAGAATCTGCTCCTGCTTTTGGGCAATCATCGTCAGGACAGACAGGCGCTCGTTCGGATCGTTGCCGCCAAGGCCGATATTGACCGAGACGTCCATCGACGCATTCCATGCGCGCGGATCAATCGCCACCCACTGGTTGCGCAGACGCACCATGCGAGGCTTGTCTTGGTGGGTAGTGAGCAGATACAGAATGCCCTTGAAGAGCTTTTTCATGCCCTCGGCCATGATGCGAGCAGTCAGCTCCAGCCGAGATTGAGATGCGCTGATCGTGGCGGCCACCGCAGCCTTGGTGGACGACTGCAGGGCATCAGCATTGAGACCCATCGCGGCCTTGCTCATGCCGGTGCGGTCTTCCTTGAGCTGGTCCATGTACTCGAGCATTGAGTACCCGGCTTGCCCCACGAAGGGCTGCGCCAGGGGCTGGACCATCCCAGGGGCACGCATACGAATCACGGCGCCCGTCTCGTTGTTCAAGACATCGTCGATGTTGACCTGGCCCTCGACGACCGCAGTGCGCGGGTGGATCGACTGCGCCAGAGAATCCAGCGTATTGCGCAGAACCTGAGACTTGATCTCCTGGATGTCGTGCGTGATGTCGAACACGCTCATCGCCTCAATGGGCGAGGTGTGCGGCTCAGGATCAAACGGGAAGTCAACGAACGGGATGTAAGAGGCCGGGAGATTCCGCACCATCTTGTAGCCAGAGCCCATGCAGCAGATCTTGCGCAGCTCGGGCAGGCCATCATTGTCGTAATCCACCCGGATATACGCCTCGACGTACAGCAGGCGCCGCTGCATCGGGTTCATGGAATCATTCGACCCCATCGTGGTCGATAGCGGCTGGCGGGCCAGGTACTCGTCGTTCGTGTCCAGGTCTGTCGACGAGATATTGGGCTCGATCTCGTCCATGTCATAGCCCATCTGCAGCAGCTCGCCCACGGTGAGCATCTGGCGGTGGGCGATGATCCCGGCCTCCTCGAAGGAGCGAGCGCGGCGGTCGATAATCAGCTCTTCCGGCGGCACCGCCATGATGCGGATACGGCCGTCGCGCAGTACGCGCTTGACCTGGACGTCGTGCAGCATCGGAACCGGCGGCGCCTCAATGCCAGCCGCAGCAGCCTGGGCCTGCACATCAGCAATCGTCGCCTCGGAGATCGCGGGGTCGGGATACGACATCACGATCTTGACCTCGGCGTCTTCCTGCATCAGGACGTTGACTGTCTGGTCGTCCAGGCCGCTGTAGTCCTCAATCCGCACTTCGGCGGTTTCCTCCCACCAATACTTAGCAATTCCGCACTTGCGCACCAATGCGTCCTTGAAGATCGCATAGGACTGCATGAATCCGTTGTTGTCGGACGTGAAGACGTAATTGGAGTAGTCTGTGGCCTGTTGGGCACCGGCCTCGTCCTCGGGGCCGCGGGGGACAAACTCCACCACGTTCTCGGACGAGAAAAACACCTTCATGAGAGAAGGCATCATCGCCGAGACCGTGTCTCGCACCTCCATCGCCACGACCTGCGAGCGACCATCTTCCTCATTCCCAAACGGGTCGCCACGGTAATACTCGGTGCCCTTGGCGCGAATCGGCGAGATGTCCGAGTCGATGTAGGAAACGGCGTCCTGCAGCTCGCCGTTAATGATCGACTGCAGCTCGGCGTCGTCCATCGGCTGGGGGGCCACGACGTCCACGGACAGGGGCATATCAATAGGGTTCATATCCTCACCATTTCACTTTATTTGCCCAGTACGCCGCACTCATCTTGCCCTTGGCAATGTTCTCAGCGTGCCGCGCCTTGAATGATTCGCGCCGAGCTTTGTCGGCTTTGGACTCGCCTTCGCGCTTGGGCGAGCCGCTTACACCTTGCTGGCCGAAGCGAATCAGCTTCACCTCGTCGCCAGATTTGGCCAGCACCGCATGGCTCTTCGTGGGATGCGAAGGCGTGCGCTTGGGCTTGTTGTAGCCCGAAAACGTCTCAGATCCGCGCTTGACTGTCATTGCTGCACCCCAAACCACTCAGCCGCATAAGCCGGACGATTGGCCCGAATCCAGGGAACAGACGCCAGAGTCAGCTTCTGCGCGTCCATTCCCGTCGTCTGCGAACCAACGTGATGCACATACGAACGCGAAAGAAAGTGAGTAAACCCCGCCGCCGTCAGATCCCGGCAATGGACATCGTCCGAATACCAGTTGAGCGGCGGAAACTTCATCACCTCCCACGCATCCCGTGAGATGTAGCCGAATATAGGTGAGATCTCCTGCATCGGCAAAATGCAGTCCTCCCACGGGAAGCGAAAGAAGTTCAGATCCTGCCCAAACGGATTGCTTCTGACGTTTTGCATCGGCCGGGCAGCGTCGCACCTTGAGCAAACCCAGCCGACCATATCTCCAAACTCATCGCCCAGCGTCGCCACATCCTCAAGAAGGTCGCTCACGCTCGTGGGTGTGAGGACCACATCATCATTCGCCACCAGGACAAACTCGTGGCCATCAGCAAACGCCGCGTCAATGACCTCGTTGTAGTCCTCGCCGAAACTGCGCGGGGCGCCACGCAGTTGCTTGTAGACCTCATGGTGCGGCGCATCAATCGGCGTGCGCAAATACACCTTGGCCTGCGGCGCGTACTCGCGGCAGCTCGCAAGCATGACCGGCAGGCACCGGCCCTTCGTGCTGGCTACCGCGATGGCGATGCTCATTTCTTCGGCTTCTTCGCCGTCTTGGCCGCTTGCTTAAAAGCCTGGGCCGTGGGGGCACCGGGCGTGCCCGGCTTTCTCATCTTCTCGCCAGAGCCAGCCTTGATGCGCTCCCTCTTGGCCGCGATGTTGGCGTAAAGGCCAGCAGGTTTAGTCTTCATAGTCCTCGCCCTCCATCATTGGCTTGCCATACTCTTCTCCGCCTTCTTCGCCATCTTCCTCTTTGGCGATCCAGGCGCGGCAGGTCCTCGAAGCAGCGCACTTGAAGTCGAAGATCTCGCAGTAACCCAAGTCGCCAGCGTCAATCGTCGCCCAGGGATCGCCCTCCGGGCCCAGACCCTTGGCGATGCACTGCAGCATTCCCTCCTCGCGGTTGAAGGCGCCGCAGTTGCCGCAGCGCGACATCTTCGCGTCCTCGGGCGAGACATCCCACTCTTTGGCCAGCTCGCGCCAGTAGCCCGTATTGGGCAGATTCGGATTCTCGGGCCCATACATCGCAGCCTCGATGGCCTTGCCGCGGTTCTTCAGATTCAGCGTAATGTCCTGCGTCGCAGGCGGGCAGGTCATGCCTTCCATGTCTTCGCCGTTCATTTCATTCATCGGCATCACTTACCCCTTTTCATCATCTTGGCGGGCTTGGACTTCCCGGCCTCGGAAAGCGCAATGGCAATCGCCTGCTTAGGGTTCCTCACAACCTTGCCGCCGCCACCCGAGTGCAGCTTGCCCGATTTGAACTCGCCCATCACCTTCTCAATCTTCTTGGCAGCCTTGTCATACTTCATGGCAATCACCCTTTCGTGGAAAGTAACCCAGATTATGCGACCCGAGGGATGTTTCTGCGAAGAGGCTGAGACCACTTGCTATTCACAGCCGACCCAAACGCCCCCACCACAGCATCGCCCGCGAAGGTAAGACAAAACGCATCAGCACGGTCGGGGGAGGGCAATCCGCGCTTACGGATCTCATCCTTGCCCTCAATCTGAATCTTGCCGTTGCTCGTGAACGTATAACGCACCGTCGCAAGTTCGGCCACCAGCATCTCATCCTTGGGCAGCCAGCAGTCGCGCGCCTCGAGCCACGCCTTGGCCTTGTACCAAAGCTCCGCCTTCAAATTCCGGTACGTCCCGCCCATCGCCGGAGACTCCGCCACGTTGATACCGCGGGCAGGCAATCTCAGCTCCCGCAGACGGTCCACCACGCCAGCGCCCAGACCGATGCTGTCGACCAGAATCTCGCTGGGACGCTGAGTCGGTAGCAAAGACTCATACTCCGCCACCACGGCGCCCGTGAGCTGCATCAAGTCAAGGTTCTTCCACGTCTTCACCGGCTCCAAGAGCGCATTGCCCTGGCGCTTGGCGAGCGCGCTTCGGTCACTGCCAAACCGGGCCACGTCCAGACCCCACACCACTGGCGCGTGCGCGCTCGGTGTAACGTCCCGCGCCATCGCCATCTCAAGCAATTCCATCGGGATGACGGTGTCGTCATCACTACGCGGAAACTCACCCAAAACACGAATCCGATACGCGTTGCTCTCCTCGCCGTAACGCGACTTCATCTCCTCGATGTACGCCTTGCTCACCCGCGGCGAGTCCTCGCAGTTGACGCGCATCGTCACCCAGTCACCCGCTAGGCGGTTATGGGTGTCGTAGAAGAACCCGCTAGAGCGCACCGGGTTGCCCAAAAGCAACGTCACGGCAGCATGACCCGACATCGAGCCCGCCGCGGCCTCGAAGACCTGCTCAGGAATACCCGACGCCTCATCGGCCACCAGCATGACGTTGTCGCTGTGCACGCCCTGCAGGGCCTCGGGCTGCTCGGCCCGGCTCGTCCTGGCCGATATGAACGCCTCGGTGTTGGCGTCCTTGACCTCGATGCGGTCCTGCTTGACCTCAAGCTGGTCCGCGAGCATCGGGGGAAGGACTTTCACCCAGCGCTTCACCTCCGCGAAGAGCGCGTCATAAAGCTGGCTGGAGGTGGGGGCCGTGACGACGATCTTCACCGGGAAGCGCAGAAACAGATACCACAGCATCGCCCACGCAGCAGCCGTCGACTTGCCCACGCCGTGGCCACTACGGACACTGATACGCCTGTTGCCTTTGGCAATGTGCGTCAGGAATTCCACCTGCCAGACGTCCGGCGTGGTGTTTAGCACCTCGCGAACAAACAAGACCGGGTTCATCTTGTAGCGCTTGACGAAGTCCACAAAGGGGTTATTCGCCAAGTCAATCTCAGAATTTTTTTTCTGGGACACGTTTTTTTGTGGGGGTGGGTAGGGGGGGTGTGGCGATGTGATTATGTGCGCAAATGAGGGATGCGTCACTTAGGCGATTCGGGGATCGTGGGATCGGTAGGCGTTCGGCGGCGTCACCGTCGCCCCCGCCGCCGCGCAGACCGGGGGGGGTCCAGCGAGGTCGCCTGGCCAGGTGGCCGCTGGCCACTGTGGACAAGTCCGCGCCGCGGTCGGTCGGTGCGGCGCGTGGCCTCGTTGCGCTAAGTCATTGATTCTGTTGCTCTCTTGCGCGAAGCTTACAGAATGAATGATATACAACCTCCATTATGTCAAATTGTGCGACGTGCAAATGCGTTGTTTTGCTTAATTCGTCAGCACTCGACCCCGTTTCCACAGGCTTATGTGGACAACTTTGGCGTGACCTCTGTGGATATGTCCTCGACGACCTCGACGTGGCGCAGCGCGTTCATGCGCAGGTCCTGGACGTTAATGTTGATTTGCTGCGCCTTTTGTAGGCCGTAAGTCTTCTGGTCCCACCGCTCGGCGATCCATTGCCGCGTTTTGATGCGGAGCGCCGCCCGCGAGGGATGGTCTTCCTCCAGCTCGTCGGCGATCTGGATCGTCTCAACCGCCAACGAATCAGCGGCATGCGTGCGCGCGCGCGTTATTTTAGACGCCAAGTCATTCTCGTCAATGAAGACGTCCAGAGCTCGCTTGCCGATGCCCAGGCCGATGCAGATGTCCGCGATGGATTTGCCACTCTCGAACATGGCGATGATCGTGTCTTCCCCGATCTTGTTGAGCAGCTCGAGGTCGGACTTCTTCTTCGGCGTCCCAGCCATTTAACGGTCCTCCAAACAGTTTTTCAGCATTCAGGCTACCACCCTACGGTCTCACCGCTTCTCGCGCTTCTTAAGCGATTCTGCGGCCTTGGTGTTGAACATTTTAGGGAGATTGTCTGGCTCGTTAAAGTCCAGGTCGTTTTCCATGTCCTCGAACCCGGAAAGACCGCCAGCCAGTTTCGGGGCATCCTCGACCTTGACCAGCGTAGCCGGAATCCCGAGTTCCGCTTTAAGCCTTGCCACCTCCGAGCCCAGATTGCTTTTCAGCAAGAGGGCAAGTTCCTGCATTGACCAGATGTGCCGATTCGTCACGTCCGGCCTGGCGCGTTGATACGCAACGGCGTCCTGCTCTGTTCGGACGACTGCCATGACGGACCCGTCGTCCATTTCCCATTCGACCGCCTTGACATCCTCCACGGGCGCAATGCCTTCCGCAGTAGCCCAGGCATCTAGGGCCCGGTATGCGCGAATCATCCCATCGCAGGCCGCCTTGACCTTCTCCACGCTCTGCGAGTTCCCTGCTGCCCAGACCCTTTCCTGCTGAGTCCAGAATTTAATACGAAACTCCGAATCAACCATATTGATTACACGACCCACACCCCAGCGCTTCTCGTGCTCCTGCTTGACGCGATCAAGCTCCACCAGCCTGGACTTCCATGTCCTTGAGAACTCCGACTCCGGAAAGTTGAGTTGCTCGGTCGTTGGCAGCTTTCCCGCCACGGGTTTGAGGTTTTTGTTTTTCATCTTTCTGTTCTCCGTCTTCAATCATCGGTCAAACGACCAGATCGGGCGGTCACATCGGTGCAAGGTATACCCTTGCACCGATTTGACCGGCTTTTGACCGACTTTCTCGCCTGGTCAAATCGGCTCCATTTGACCGTCCATTTGCCCATTTGACCACTGAAAAAGTATTCTTATTGCTTGTCATTTTGATAGCTGATTTGCCTGTTTTTTAAGCAGCTCATATCGACCCCGTAAAAATGAATCAATTGATGTTACTTCGAGGCTGTCAAATCGGTGTTTTACGTGTTTGACCATGCTAAAAGTTCTCATTTTTAGGATGCTCATCCTCCTCGATCCAAGCCCAATCGCCTTCAATCCTGACATTGGCGGGACGGCTGGACTCGCTCCTTGCGCGCCGCCATGCTGCTCGGAATGCTTCAATGCCGTCCTCGTCGGTGCCCATCTTTTGAGCGAAATGCTCCTTCCAGTCGTCCATCCTCACGCATTTCCTGATGCCGACTGACACCTTCCAATGTGTTCCTTTAGCGTTAATTGCTTGCCTCAGTGATTCGATTGCGACTGTTTGCCGCCTGCCCCTTCCTGAGCGATTTAGATTTACTCTCCTTGACTCATCCATCCTATCTTTGACCGCTTCATCGGATGGGTTGACTGCCAAGGACTTGCGCGGCTCATCAAGGCTTAGCGGATTGTTGTCCTTCTCGTCGATCTCGATTTCCACCATCTCGAACCCGTATCTCACGCCGTCCTCGCCGTCCTTTTGCTTGCTGACGGTGACCACGCCCCGCGGCTGGTCGTCGAATCTGAGGAGCTCGAGCTCGGTGTCTACGGCGCCGAGCAGTGAGGAGTGACCGCGTAGCCCTTTGGCCTGGTCCTTGCCGCTGTGGTGGATGACGAGGAGTGCCGACTCGAAGACCTGCTGCAGGTGCCCGCAGCTGGTGATGAAGGCGCCCATGTCTTCACTGCTGTTCTCATTGCCCCCGCCGAAGGCCCTTGCCAGCGTATCGATGACGATAAGGTCAATCTTGAGCTGGCGGGTTTCGGCGAGTTCGGCGACCGCCAGCATGAGGCTGTTGATGTCCTCAGCGCTGGATCGGAGGTTGATCTGGTGACGCAGGATGTAGATGGGTATGCTCTCGTCTATGCCGTGGTGAATTCGGCAGGCTTTGATGCGCGCTCCGATGCCGCCATGGCCTTCGCCTGCGATGTAGACGACCGCCCCGTTGTCGCTTGGCGTCGCCTCCTGGCCCATCCACTGCGTGCCGCGGGCAATGGCGGCTGCCAGGTCCAGCGCAATGAAGGACTTGAAGCTGCCGGGCGGTCCGTACAGCGCCACGAAACCCTTCTTCGGGATAACCCTATTCACGAGCCATTCGACCGGCTCGTCCTTAATCTCGTCCCATGCCTCGAGGACGAGCTGCTTTCTTGGAGGCTGATTCTGCTGTTGCTGGTTTACGACGTTTGCTTGCTGCGCGTCCGCGGGTGGTGCCGGTGTGGTTTCCGGCGTTTCCACGGGCGGCTTGTCCTTAAGCCTGGCTGGCGCCTGGACCTCGTTTTCCGAGGTGATGGGCGCTTGCGCCTTCACCAGGTCGGCGAGGTCCTGGCGCGTTTTGCCTTGGCTGTAGATCCACTCGTAAGCGTCGTCGCCCTGCTCCTCTCCCCCTAAGTCCACGACCCGGACTGACTTGGCGACCTGGAGGATCTTTGCCGCGGCTTTCTTGGCGTATTTCCAGCCTGGTGCGTCGTTGTCCGGCAGGATCACGACGTTGGCACCGGCAAAGTATTCCGTGATCGCGTCGGGCCAGGTTCCTGACCCGGCGTGGCTGGAAGTGGCGACACTGCCCAGCGAAATGATCGCGTCGGCCGCTTTCTCGCCTTCGGTGAGGTAGACGTAACGGCCTTTGCCGATGGCGTCCAGGAGCTCAGGCAGCTTATACGGAACGATGCGGGCGTCGCCCAGTGTTGCGTGCCTGCGCCCGGCTTCGTCGACCTTGATGAGGCGGTAGTCCTTGCCTTTGGCGTCGTGGGTCTTGTAGCGTTGCTTGATGAAGAGGGTCACGCCCTCCTCGTCTGTGTAGTGCCATTCCTGCTCAAGCTGGCGGGTGATGGGCTTGATGAGAGCGAGCGGCTCGACGTTGCGGGTCTCTAGCTCCGGCAGCAACCCGCGTTCGCGGATGACCTGGAAGACGGTCTGCTGGTCGCACCCTCCGTGGCAGTGGAAGAGCGGTTTCCCGTCCGGGCCTTCGCTGATGGATAGGGACGGGTTCTTGTCTCCGTTTCCTCTGCCGTGGCCTGGAACCGGGCAGCTTGCGAGCCATTGGCCGTTGACCTTCTTGGCGTTGCCTAGCTGCTTGGCGATTTCTTCGGCTTGCATTCGTAGCCTTCAGTTTTTAGAGTCAAAAAAACCGGGGCCCTCCGCCCCGGTGTTGCTTGGCTGGATGTTAGAACATCTCTTCTTCGTCAGCCGCCGCCGCAGGCGCCGCTGCCACAGCCCTAACGGGCGCAGGCGCTGCTGCAGGCGCAGGTGCCGCATACTCCTCGGCCTCTTGGGGCGCGTCCATACCCGCAGGACGGTCGATCCACTGCACGATGGCGAATTGCGGGATACGGGTGGTGCCCTTGCCGATCTTCTCCATCTTGGAGCCCTTGTATTCGACCACAGGCAGCTTGCCCGCGTTGGCCTCGCGTTCCGCGGCGCAAGCCGTGTAGAGTTGCTCGAGTCCCATGTTGGGGCCCACGCCGTTGGAGGACCACGACGCAGTACCGATTTCCTTGTTGTAGAACGTCACCTCGAACCCGCGCTTATGGTCGGGGCTGGGCTGCGCGCCTTTCTTGCCGAGCTGTTGATCTGGTTGCCAGTCGCGGACACCGACGCCCAGATGCAGCCATCCGGTCTTGACGTTGTCGATGTCGAAGACGACTTTTTTCAGTTGCACTTCCTCGCCGTTGGAGTTGGTCCAGGCATTGGCCTGGGGAGAGAAGCGCAGGAAGTTGGCGTTGCCGCCGCCAGAAGAGAGGTTAAGCATTTCGCGTTTCGCTTTCGTGAGTTAAGAGTGTTGTCAGTTATCCCCTTGCGGGGGTTGGATTATTGACGCAGGCTTGCGTCTCTTGCAATGGTGACGCCTGAGCTTTCCTTAACGGTCAACTCTTCCAGCATCTCCTTTTGCTCTTTGCCCAGCAGCTTCTCTGCTGCTGCTGGCGTAATGAATTCGGTGATGTAGAGTTCTTCCGCATCAATACCGGCCTCGATCAATGCTTCTTTCGCTTTCTCTTCGTCCGCCCACTTGCGCGTGGCTCGCTTGGGCGCGAGCTGCCAGCCGGGCAGAGTGCCCCCGCCCTTCATGCGCTCGAGGGCGTGCTTTCTCAGCGTCTCGATGAACGACTCGACGATGGGCGCGCGATTGAGAAGGTCGCTCACCTGCTCGTCAGTGAGCGTGACCATCACGGCCTTGATGTCCTCTTTGGTCATCGTGGTCACATTGGGCTGGGCCTCGATCACCGCGAATGCCTCCTGCTGCGCCGGGCACGTGAGCTTGGCCGGGCAGTACTGGCAGGCTTTGTCGGAGGGCTGCGGCTTTTGCGCTGGGTCGATGGCTGCATTGATGGCCGGCTGCAGGACCGTCTTTTCCCACTTGCGCAGGTCCTTGATGGTCATGACGTGCTTACGCATCTCGCCGTGGCGGGGCTGGATGACGCGAAGCTCGACGTGCTTGACCCAGTCAATGCCCAGCGTCTCGAGCGCCGCCAGCGCATAGATCTTCATCTGGTCGTTGTCCTCATCGACGTAGCCCGAGCCCGTCTTGAGGTCGGCCACGATGATGGCGTCCTGGTTAAACCCGAGAACGTCGGCGGTGCCCTTGAGGACAACGTCCGTCGTGTCGCAGTACGTCACGTGCTGCTCGACACGAATGTTTTGATGGCCCACGAGCTGCTCGATCTTCTTGATCTCGTCGATGTGCTGCTGCGCCATCTCGCAGTGCCAGGTGCCCATGATGACGCCTTCGATCTCCTTGCCGACGCTGTCCAGCGGGTTGGTGTCGAAGAGGTAGCAGGACTCGGCGAGCGCGTGAATGGCGGTGCCCGCCATGGCTGCATCGCCGCTGGGCGTGGGCGGGATGTCCTTGGACAAGAGGGCGCTTGCCGGGCAGGCGATCCAGCGCGAGGCGGCAGAGGGGCGTAGTTTTAAGGTCATTTAATCTCCACAGAAACAGTCGACGCCACCAGCATAGTTAAACATATCACTTT